AGAGTGTCTGATTCCTTTTTTTCTAGCAAAGTCCATAGTTGCAGTAGTTGCAAACTGAATACCACTCATTGCAGCCATTATACATTTAACGAAGTTGAACTCGTCAAACAGTAGAAATCTTAAACGACGTCCTCTTCCTGCTCTTGCAGCTTGTTGCTCTTGTGGTGATACTGCAATTGCTACAAGTGTGTTACCAAGCTGTTGATTTTTTGTTTCCTTACTTCCAGATTTAGAAGAAGGTTCAACGTTTTTATATTCAACACCTTTCTTTCTACGATTTACTATTTGGTGAAAACGTAAGAATTCAGGAAATTCATCAGCTATTTCTATAACTTCCCGTTTATTATCTACAGCTCTCGTATACTCATAGTGCAAAAATCCACATTCAAAGTCAGTACTTCCATATGCAAATTCATATGCAAGTAAATGGTTGACTATGTATGTTTTCCCTATTTGTCTTGGTGCTGATAAGAACGTATTAAAGTTCTGACAGTACAGCCATATAAATGTAAATTGCTGTATAGTCATTTCAAAACGTTTAGATTCACCATTTTTAGTAATTCTTGCACATTCTCTCATATGAAACCAAGGATTTACCATTCCTTCTCTTGCAACTTTAACTTGCATCTCTCCAGGAAGTATACTCATAGTATCTATTCCAAGTAAGTCTCTGTCAAATACTATAAGGTGTATCTTATCATTAAACTTTATCTTAGATACATCAGAGAACTTCTTAAGATACATATGGAAATCCCAGAACTGTTTATTCTTTGTAATCATATCATAGTAAACAGTTTTAAATCTACCAGTTAGCTTACCATTCTCATCAACATCTATATATACATCCCACATGTCATCAGGAAGTCCATCTACATTATAGAACACCTTTTCTTGCTCTGATATAACACTATGGTTTATTTTATCGAAGTTACCGTTAAGTATCTTATGATAAGGTATTATTTGACTAGCTTCGTCAGATGATGCATCTTTAGTAGATAAATACTCTTCAATCATTTTCATTGCCGAATCTTTAAACTCTACATACCCTACATAGTCGATACTTAATATTTCAGAATAGTAATCTTCAGTATCTTCATCTACAACCTTTTCTGCAATCGTAGCTAAGTATCCATTGTAATCAGTTGACAGTACTAATTCCTTAGTAAATTCATAGTTAGCTCCATTCTTTTTAAGCCAAGCCTGAAATTTTATACTCTCTTCACTAATATCATCAAAATACATCTCATGCATATTCATAATTTACCTCACAAAAAATAAACCATCCCCTATCGCTAGGAGATGGTTTTTATTATTAGTAATTAAAGTCAGCTCTTGCTACACCATAAAGTCTAGTTGCTCTTTCTCTAAAGAAGTTTCTGTCTGATAAAGCATTTCTAATATCATACATTTGATCTTCTAGAGCAATTGCTAAAGATTGAAAAGCCTCATCGTTCTTATATTGGTTTCTATATACACCAATAACTCTTATATAAGAAGCTATCTTTCTTAGAACTACACTTTGAGTATTAACATCATCACAGTTCATTGCATCTGATTTAAGTTTTACAGCCTCAGATTCAAGTTTTCTATATCTTTGTGCTACATTAGGTGGAAGTTTTCCAATCAGTTTAGCAACAGATACATATTTAACTTCTTTGTCTTGCTGATTTATTCCTTCAACAGCAGGTGAAGCAACTGGAATAATTTCATTTTCAGCAAATTCTATTATTTCATCAGTAGTATCATCACTTACTATCTTATCAACTATATTTTCTGTATCTTTTATAAACTCATCCCAATTAATTAAGTCTTCTTTATCTATATCAATGTTTTCTGGTAGTTGTCCAGCTATATCATGTACAGATTCTAGTGCTACGTTAAGTACGTTAAGCTCTCTTCTACCACCATTAAGTTGATATACAGCCATATCAGCTGATAAAACATAACTTCTCTTTAGTGTATCAACTCTGTCTATAGTCTTTCTTATTATGTAGTCTATGTATCTAAGTCCATATTGCTCAAATATAACATTTGGTCTACTCATAACTTCATAAGCTTGAGTTATTCCTTCTGCTTCTGTTACTCTAGATAATGCAATTTCTAAATATTCTACCATATCATTTAAACTTCTTATGATAGTTGAAGTATTGCATTCATTTATGCTATCATAGAATGTCTTGTATACAAATAGTATCTTAGTCATATTGATTATATTAGAGCTTACGTACTTAGGATCTTCATAACGTCTACCACGATTTACTTTAATAAGTCCTAAGTTTGCAAGAACTCTTATAAATGAAACATGGTTTAGCATAAATAGGATAGACTTTTGTATTAAAGTGTCTATTATGTATTCATCATACAGTTCTTTATTCTTAAGATATCTTTCATTACTCATAAATCTTACAAGCAAAGTAGAGAATTCATACATAAATGTTTTGCAAGAATTAAAATCATCATAGTTTACACTATTTCCTAAGTCCCATCCTACCATACAAGCAGATCTTATATCAAACGATAGTCTATTAGAGATACCATCGTCGTTATCTATATAAGAATACGCTTTAGAAGATTCAAGTTCCTTTTCTATAGTAAATTTAGATCTAGGTCCTGTTTTTATATCTCCGTATAAGTTAAATTCATATTCTTCACGGTTAACTCCTGATTCAACATTTCTTGAATCAAAACCTCTTGCATTATAAAGCTCTTTTAAAGCTTTAATTTGGTCGTCTCTGAATAGTTTATGTATGTATGCTTTATTTTCAGCATGTTTTTCATCAGATCCCCTATCGTCACCAAAACCATTGCTATCTTTAAGTAGCAGTGTAAGTGTATACATAACAGGTGATCTATCGTCAGTTCCTCTAAAAAGTTTATCTAGTGCTCCAACACAAAGGTTATTAAGTATCTCTATAGCTTCAGCATTTTCTGCTATAAACTTATCATAATGTGCTTTGTTAGCTGGATTATAAATAGTTTTAAAGTAATTCATATATTCCTCCTTTTTATTTTTCACATATTGTATAAACGTTATAAAATTGTTTCGACCAAGACCCACATAGAAACAAATAAGAAGTTAAAACACCTTTGATATCAAAGGTAAATAAATAAAAGGAGGTTAAATAAATGGTTGAATTAACTGAGTTTATCGTTGCATCTCGTGCGAATAAAATCATACGTAATTCAAGACTTACAGATGTTTCATACACTGGACTTGATAGAACAGAATATGGCTTTTATAAAGATACAACTGAGAACTATCTAACTAAGATAACTTCTCCAGATAAAGCCTATATGATACAAAAAAGATTAGAAGACATTCTGTTCTTTTTATTTCCTGGTACTACTTGTAATAGATTTGTAGGAGTTGAGGATACAACTGATGTAAGATATTTCTATCCTATAACAGTTACAGATATTACTATAGATGAAAAGAAAGCATTTGTACCGTTTTTCTTTGGAAACGATACTATATTTGCAATATCACCATTTTTAAAACTAGAGAATACTGAACGTATAGGAGATAAGTTTATTGCTCCAATATGTAAAATATCAGATCTAGACAAAGAACTTACATTCTCGGAACTTGAAGAACTACTTTCTGCTGAAACTGATAATGATAGATCTTTATATGGAACTGCTAGTATAGGTGATAGATTCAAAGTAGTAGTTCAGTCTATAGTAGAACTTGTATCTCCTATATCTGAAGCTATTAAAAAGACATTCCCTAGATACGAATATAGTGCTGAATGTGAGGTAGTTTCTGTTAAAGAGCCAGGATATACTAAAATGTATGAAAGACTTGGTATGGAAACTGAGCTTTTTGTAGATACTGAACTTGGACTTCTTAAAAATCCTGAAGATATAATAAAAGAAATCGACTTCTTACCTATAGTTTTAAAACATGAAACTAATAAAGATGGTAATAGTGTTGATTATATTACTATGTCTTTAGTAGAAAAGAGACAGGCTGATGGTTCACAAAGAGTAATACGTAGAGTAAATCTTAGATCAAATGATGAATTGAGATCTAGTGAAGATTTATCTAATGAAGAATCTAAGCATGTTATAAATGATTTACTTGTACTTCGTGAAACAGGATCTATTTATCCACTTATAAATATAGATGAGTTTGCATACTATTATAATGGATCTGTGTGTTTTATAAAAGATGGAACTATTCTTGATGGATTTAAAATAGAAGATTTATACGAAGTGAGCAAAGGATATCCTGAAGTAGCTGAAAGTCCAGCTGTAACTGAACAAGGTGAGGAATATATAAGGGCAGAAGAAGGTGTATCAGACATAGTCAATTCTCTTAAAGTAGTAGGTATAAGAACTGGATCTACTTTATATGGAATTATAGCTCCTATATTTAAATTACCTAAAGAAATAGTAGTAGACTTCTGGAACTTCATAAGAAGAGCATTCTTTATGAAGCAAAATAACGCATCTAAGGAATATACTGACGAACTTAGAGTTAAAGCTTTAAACGACGACCTTGATGTGTATACTGATAAAATGAAAAGATGGATTGAAATCCCTATATTAGGGGTAGCCTCTTGTTTTATAGCAGGAGGAGTAGTATTTGGATGTACATTATGGTACATTATGAATAAAGTAGCTAAAAAGTACAGAGCAAAGGCTATGGAACCGTTAGAACATCAAATTAATACTTCTATTCAAGTAGTTGATATGAAGATAAGATTTGCTGAATCTGAGGGGGATACTAAAAAGATAGAAGAACTAATGCGTTATCGTGGTCATTTAATACTCATGAAACATAAAACTGAAAACTACAAGAAAGAGCTTACTGATAAAGATCAACTTGAGTACAATAAAGTACAAGAAGTTGAGCGTACTGGTGGCGGATATTAATAACTTATTAGGGAGAAACTGTTACTCATTCTTGCAAAGGAGGTATTATGTACTATGATGGATGGTATAAAACACTACGTAAGTCTAGCTCTGATAACTCTCATTCTATTCCTAGCAACGATGATAGTAAAGAGTCAAGAGAAGATAGAACATCTAGAGAGAACACTAAAGAAATAAATTACGCATTAGAAGGGTTTTTTGCAGTATATAATGATGAAGACATTACACTAAAGTCTAAATATTCAAAAGGATTCGAAGCTGATGATGATTTTGGAGATTTAGGTGGAGATGATGGTGAAGATACTGCAGATGATACAGGTGATGATGGTGGATTTGATGACATGGGAGGAGATGATACCGCTATGGATACTGGGGGTGATGATAATGCCTTTGGTGATATGGGCGGAGATGACGATTTCGACTCTTTTGGAGACGATACGGACTCGTATTCGGATGAAAACGGAGGAGAAGGAGGAAAGAAAAAGAAATCATCAAAAGTCTCAAGAAAAGAAGCGTTAAATGAAACGTATGATCAGTCTACTCAAATAAGAGAGGTACTAGAATTTCCAAAGAAATTCCAAGATCTACGTAATGTAATAGCTTCTAATACAGATATTGCTCTATCTCAAACTCATACTAACCCTAAAGTAGAAGCTACTATTAGAAAGGTTGGAGAACGTTATCAAGATCTTCTAAGAAGCATTGATTTATATATGAAATCAATGAGTACAAAATTATACGAAGATTTATGGAGTGACTACATAGAGTTTCATACAATAGCTAAATCACTAAAGCTTAGTTTTGAAGCTTTAATTGCTGTGTAGAAATAGCAAATTAACAATCGTTTTGATAAAAATACTTAAAGGTTTTACCTTTAAAGTATAAAATATATTTTTAAAATATCTAAGGAGGTAACAAATGGATAAATATACTGAATCTAATCTATTCTTTGGATTAGAAAATGTGGACATGCTTGACGGAATCGCAAATGGAAAAATAGCTCCAAGAGAAGGAGACTATGATTCTATGTATGAAGGAGGACTAGAAGCAGAACTTGAAAGATTAACTGAAGAAGCAGATCAATATAAAGGAATGGCAACACTTATAGCTTTAGAATGTGTAAATGCCAACAGAGCTTATGCTGAAATAGCAAAAGGAACTGATATTGAAACTGCATTCAGAATGCATGGATTTGAAGCAGAAGATGGAAAAGATCCTAAAGAAGCTGTTTCTAAAGAAAACATATTCAAAAGAGCATGGAAAGCAATCGTAGGATTCTTCTCAAATATCATATCTTATTTAGCTCACTTATTAAAGATAAAAAGAATATCTGGTAAAGTATTCGACGTTATCTATGCTGATGCAGATAAAATGGAGAAAAAATTAGCTGAATATAAAGATAAAGTTACTGAAAAGAAAGATGCTAAAGTTGCTTTAACTAAAAACTTAATAGAGACTGGTGGAAGAAACGAAGATACTAGCTGGGGTAAAGTTGAAAAAGTATACTCACCTGACAGCTTATCAAATCAATTAGTTCCATTAGAAGTAGGAGAAGAAATTAATACTAAAAATATAACTGACTTCGTTAAAAGTTATGCTAAAAACTTCGGAATTTCAGTTGGTGACGACGGAAAAATAACAGAAGATGAAATCGAAAAGAAATTCTCTGAATATGAAGAAAAATTAAAATTAACTGGTGCAGAAGAAAAAGACGGAGAAGTGCCTGTAACTACAGCATTTGATACAGTTAATAAAAGATTAGCTGCTATTAAAAATAGATGTGATGGTAGAAAAGGTAAAAGTGGAAGTGGAGATAGCGAAAAAACTAACGACGTTATCAGAGACTTCGAAAAAGCATTTGAAGGATGTAAAAAAGTTCATAAATTACTTCAAAGTAAAATATCTGAAGATAAAATACCTACAGATACTTCTAAAGAAGTATTAGAAACATTATCAGCATCTTTAAAAGCTATGGGTAAATTATGTGCAAGACAAGCGAAAGTTTATAATTTCTGCTTAAGAGATTTTACAACTTTAACTGGATATGCAATAAAAGATGGAGCTGCTGTAGTAGCTAAATTAAAATAACATAAATATTGAAAAAGGGAGGAGTATACATGATTTTTTATGTACCAAGAGAGCTTAATAAAGATCTCATGAATACAATCGTCGACGGGTTTGAGTCGTTTGAAATGACTGAACTTAATGATATGATTGACTCTAACCTTGAAACATTAGCTGGTTGTGAAGCTTTAACTGAAATAAGTTCTGCAATAGCTGATTTTGGTTTTGATATTTGTGGATTTGAAGCAAGCAATAACGTAGGAGCTGAAAGTAGAATCAGGAGAGCTGTTAAGTTCATAAAAGATATTATCTTTAAGATAGTAAACTATATAAAGCTATATTTCAACTCCTACGCTAAAAAATTAAAGAAAATTAAAGAAGAATTAAAAGAACTTAAGATTGCTATACAGGCAGCACAAGAACTTGGTGGAGACTTACCTCAAACTGTAAATGCGAGACTAACGATATGGATGGATAGAGAAAAAGATAGAATGTACAGCAAAATAAAATCAGTTATGAGATTCTTAGCTAACTGTGGAAGTTTAAAAGACTATAAGATAGTTACTGAGAATAAGAGTTCTAATGATGTACTATCTGAAACATATACTTTCATAAGAGAAGTTTCAAAACAACTTGCCATTTCAGCAGGAAAAGACAAATCATCACTTGGTGATGGTGCTAGTACTGAAAATGATAAAAAAGTTGTGTTAGACTCATTTAAGGAGCTACAAACTATATTAGAGTCAGATGAAGTTGTAAAGACTGCTAATCCTGATGTAGTTAAACGTCTTAAAGACATAGGGTTAAAACCTTTTGTGTATATAGAAAAAACTTCTGAAGAACTTCTAGATAAGGCAAAATTAAGAACAGTAGACGTTCCACAAGAGTTACCTACTAAAGGAGTTCTTGATACATATCTATGGGGAACTGAAAAACTTATAGAGTGGCTAGATAACGTAACTACTAACCTTTCAGAAGAACCTGTAAAAGTTAATCTTGAGAATAAAGACGAAGACATTACAGCTTATTCAAAAGAGCTGTTGAGTTATACAAAAGATATATTAGCTAAATTCAGAGAATGTTATGGAAGAACAGCAAAAGCTGCGTTTACTTTTATAAAGTATTTCCACTCTGATACGCTTGATGTATTAAATCAAATTAAATCTAATAATAATGACTAAGGAGGAAATAAGTAATGAACGAAAGAAGACTTGCTGATGGTGTCATAAAAGAAATTTTCGCTTATGAAAGCATCAATGGAGCATTATCAAATAAAACATCAAAAAGAAAAAATGGAGAAGATTCATCTAATGCATTCTTAAATATGACTGGGGTTAAAAGATGGGGTGCTGAAGATTTACAAAGCATCTGTTCTGTAATCAGACAAAGACAACAACACATGCCTGATACAGTATTATTCTCACCTGAACAAAGAAGAGCAGCTGAGTTTGTACTTGCACAAGAAGCTATTAATAAAGCAGTAGATGCAGCTTTAACTTCTAAATCAGTATGGGATAAATTACCTAAAGCTATGCAAGATGTAGCTGGATATGCAAAAGCTGCGTATGATAAAGAAGCTGCTGTATTAAATGGAGCAGAAAATTCTCAATTAGAATCAAGATATGCAACTGAATGTAAAGCTGAATGGGCTAAAAACACAGTTAAAGATATCTTATTTACAGGTATGGCATCTGTAGTAAACGGAGCAGCTGAAGGATATGTAAACTTAACTACTGGAACATATATTCAAGGGATAGAAAGCTTACAAGCTGGTTCTGCTTATGCATTACACTACCCTGTACTTGAATTCTATGCTCAATGGGTAAACGCTGCTGGATGTATCTGGTCTAAACTTGTTAAAACTGTTAACATGTTATCTCCTGAATCTTCTATGCCAATCGAACATAAATCACAAGTTTATGTATTCAGAGATAAAGATAATAAAAAGATCGCTGAAGTAAAACGTGAAGATTACTTCAGATATATGGATATGAACTTATTGAAAGAAAAGAACTTATTAAGTGCTAATATTGATATCTATAATCAATTACTTAAACACTTAACAATTCAACAAGCTGACTTCAATAAGAGATTATCTCTATATGAACCAGTAACAGGATCTACTGAAGCTGTATTAAAACCATTACAACAAGCAATATTCTCATTTGAAATAAGTGAATTATTACTTCAAGGTGAAACTTCTGGTGGAGCTACAAATAAATTTAAAGGAAATATCTATGATTATGATGGAACTCCTATTCAAGGTACTCCTTTAACAGAATTCCACTATAATGGTAGAGCGTTATTCTTAACACCTGATACTACAAAACCAACTGAGCAATATGTGTTAACTATACACTTCGATGCTAAATTAAATGAAATATTCGTTTCATATACTAAAACAGCAACTACTCTTGCTGATATAGACTCTATTAAATTTGATGTTAAAGTTCTTGACTTACCAAGACTTGAAACAGCAAATTCTCAAATAGAAACTAGAACTTACAAGACTAACATTACTGCTGGTCCTGTAATCTTAAGAGAAATCAACTTCAACCCAGAATACAATAGTTTCTTAGAAGCTAAAACTGGTTCTGGAAAAATAGTTGAAGATGAAATCAACGCAAGAACAGAAGAATTATCTAACCTTGCAGAATCTATCTTTACTGATGGATATAAGAAAATGTGTGCAACTATCAAAGAACAAAGAAAGAAAGAAGATGCTGACGCACAATATCAATCATATGTATTCTGGGCTCATGCTGAAATGGACTTACAAGAAGCAAATGCATTGATGAAAGGTGAAAACTACAATATGAGAATGAGTAGAGTATTCCAAGAATTATCTACTTCTTATTCAAACTCAGCAAATACAAATGCTGTAGGAATGAACATCTGGTGTCATGTTGAAAGTTTAAACCCATTAAATCCTGCAATGATGCCTGTAATCGGAACAGTAAACTCTGATACAGCAGGAGACTTCTTAGGAGTAGTTTCTCCAGTAGAAGCATATGTATTTACAGCTGGTACAAACAACGGACCATCTCCTGTAAAAGCAGTTATAGTTGGAACTAAAAAAGCAGACGACAGACCTGATAGAAATAAAGCTTATGCTGATGCATTAGCAGCTATTGGTGGAGGAGCATTAAAACCTTCTCAAGATCAAATCTCTGCTCATACAGTATTTAACTATAATATATCTCCACAATTTGCAGAACCAAACTTAGAAACTCATTTCATGACAAGAGTTGCATTATCAATGACTGACTCTTCAATGGGATATAGAAGTGCATCTGTTCCAAATGTACCTCATATCCAAATGAAATCTGGTTTCAAACACCAAGTAATAAAAGGTGCTGGAGGACATTTAGCTATTAAAGGTTACATGGCTCCTACTGTTAATAACTGGAAATAATAATTAAAATATTGGGGAGGGGACGAAAGTCTTCTCCTCAGTATTTTTTATCGCAAAAATTGAGGAGGTATATAAGATGAACCTTATAAGAAATAGAATGATAGGTGCAGGTGTAGATATATTTGGATCTAATATGATTGCAGATATACACAATATTTCACTTATCGGACTTGAATCAGATGGTCAAGTCTTACAAGAATATACAGCTAAGACACATTTCCTAGCTGGTATTACTATGGATCAAGTTATGAAACTTAAAGCTGGACTTATGTATTTAGAGTTCTGGACACATGGAATAGATCATACTAAACCTACTATAAACAGAAGATGGTATCCTTCTGATAAAATGAGAGAAAGTCTTGGTGCAGATGCTATCATAAAGCAATTAAACCAAGGAGGAATACCTGGATGTGCAGAACACCCACAAATAAAAGCAAACGAAAGAGCAAAACCTGGAGAAGCTCCTAGTCAAAATGAATTGCAAAATATAATATCAGACATTACATTTATAGATCCAGCTAGAGTTACTCACTATATAGTAGGATATAAATGTTTTGAAGATAGAACTATATTTAAAATAAGAACTGCATTAAAGAATCTTACTATAGTAAATGATATATTAAATGGTAAAATACCAGCATTTAGTATAAGAACACATGGGTTATTTGTACCTGATAATGCATTTGGTGGATGTCATAAAGCAGCAAAGATTAACTTTGTTACTATTGACTACGTAGGAAACCAAGCAGATGTTCGTGCTATAGCTAATCCTGAAATGGAAGTTGTAGATGTTACAAGTGGTGAAAAGATGAGACTTCAAGTTGATAGTAGAATAGGAAATGAAAACGACATGGAAATCAATAACTTCTATAAGAAGAATGATATCTGGGTAAAGAAAGAAACTACTGCACTTGAATCAGCTTTTAATCATGGTATTCAAATATCTGTTAAAGCTAGTGAAAAGGAAATGTTAAGAGAAGTAAGCAACAGTGTGTGGTGATTTATATGAACATAAACGTTCTTATATATAGAATAAAGAAAGCAATTGGACTTAATGGAGTACTTAAAAATATCTACTCTGATTATAAAATAAGAGATAGTATTATGAGCTCTCTTATTGAGTTTAATAGACATAGTGGATTTGCTATTGGTTATACGTTAAGAGAACTTATGCAATATACAGATAGATCTCAAAACGATCAGCACTATGCAGTCGGTCAATATAAAGATATAGTGGTTGCAGTACCGCCTGATCTTATGAAAGATATTGAAGATGCTGGTTGTAGAATAAAGTCTTGTAGAATGTATGAGATGCAAAACGTTATACTTACACTTAATAATAGAGTTAAAAGAGGTATAAAGGACTTAGCATGGGATTTCTCAAAGCAAGAGATGTATACTTGGAATGAATCTGATATGCAGATAATGTTTCGTGCACCAAATTCAATAGTTCTTGAAAACTGTTCTTATATAATAGATCTTTTATACGATAAAGAGATACAAATTATATGTGAACACCCAAAGAACTTATCCACAATATCTATTAATTTAGAGTCTAGATTTGAAGAGCTTTGCAAACTTGATTTAATGATAGATATGTTTAATAATAATCTAGCGTTTCTAAAGCTTGATATAGGAAACGGAGCAATTGATCCACCTTTACAAGATTTCCAAAACGCAGCAGATCTTAAGAAACAGTTATTAGAAGACTTAAGGATAAGAGGCTCAATCGACAACATACAAATGTAATGCGGAATAAAATAAGTAATGAACCTACTCTGGGTAATTCCAGAGTAGGTTTTTGTGTCCGCAAATTATTTTGATTGTGTCCTCCTTAATCTGCGTCTTCTTGCTATATTTCTAAATAGGTTCCTTCTCAGAACTAATTTCTTAGATATAACTATAACATCAAGAGGCTTGTGTACATGAGCAAACATGCTGGGCTTTTGATAAATAGCTGCGTTAGGAACCTTTTTAATGTCATTAACTTCACTCTTTATTTCAGCAACCTTCTCTTTATCATTAGTTATTATAGCATTTTGTATACTAAGCAGTAATTCATTAAGAAGAGATCCTTTTTTTGTAACCTTTATAGCAAAAGAAGTTATTCTAGAAAATAGAACACGTAATATTACATTACATATTTTGATAGCAAATGCCCTTAGCTTTTCATTTTGTAATAAAACCCAAAGTATTCCTAGTGCTCCACTGATTTGAACTTTGGAACCTTTTATATACTCAATGACTACGTCTAAAAGAGCTTGTAGTTCTTCCATCGTCAATCTCTCCTTTCATTAATTAAAGATCTATACCAGAATTTGTTTTTAATGAGGTTAAAATAAAAACAAGCATATATTGTAATTTGATTAAAAGTAAATTATGGGAGGAATAAATATGAAAAAGACTATGCTTATAACAGCAGATATTCACTTTGAAAGGATACCAGTAGATAAAAGAACACCCTTTATAGACTATCTAAAACGCTCTATAATCGAATCTTTACCTGATTTCTTTATAATTGCAGGTGACACGGCAGATTCACGTAATTTAAGAGCAGAAAGTGATGATTTTCACGAGTTATGTAATTTTGTAGAAGAGATAAAAGATTTATGTAAAAAACAAGGAACTACTTTTATAGTACTTAAAGGAACTCCAAGTCATGACGGAGATATAATGCAAAATGTATGTTCGTTTATGAAAAATGATATTCTATATATAGATACAATGTGTACACAAACTATCAAGGGACTTAACATAGGATTTATCCCTGAACTATACTATAGTAGGTATGATGATTTTTTATCAGATTTAAAAGAGAAGATATCATTTACTCAAGATGTAATTATATTCCATGGAATGATGGGGTTTGCAATACCAGCTGTAAAACAGATAGACTCACAATGGAACCTTCATAGAAATCTAGTTATGAGACACAAAGATGTAGAAGACTATGCTAAATGTCTAGTTATTGGAGGACATGTACATAACTTTATGAGTACATCTAAGACACATTATACAGGAAGAGCTATAAATAACCCTGGAGAAGTTACGTTTAATAGAGTATTTGGAGTGCAACTAGTAGAAGTTGACACAACAAGTCGGGAATATACTCTGAAAACCATTACCAATAATATGGTAAAAGATGTTAAAAAAGTAGAAATAAATATGGTTACAGACGATGTACATAGATTTATTGAAGAATTTAAAGATAAAGATATGGAAGGATTTAGATTTGTTATATCTATAAATAGTAATAATGAAACTATGAATAAATATAACGAGTTTATAGACGTAGTTAAACCATTATATACACAAATAAAACATATAAGTGAAGAAAAGAAAGTATCTACTATTAAGATAGATACAAAGGATATAGATGAACTTGTATACGAGTTTTATAAATCAAAGACAAATGAAACTATATCAGAAACACTTGCAAAAGAAATTCAACTTAAATAGGGGGTGATTTTATGGATAATGAGTTATTAGGAGAATTACTTACATATATAATAGCAGATCCATCAGATGTAGTTTTCCTAAGAGGTATTAAAGAAGGTATAAGTTATATTCAACCTCAAGATATGACACCAGAAGTTCCAATACTAGATAGATTTATAGAAGATTTACTTACTTCTAAGATAGAACTTCCACGTGAAGCTATGAGAATGTATGTTAGTTATGGATTTTCTGATACTACTAAGTCTTATGTATCTATTATAAGTAGTAGTAAAGTTAACAGAGGTTATAAGAATGACTTACTTGATAGACTTAATGCAACTACTATAGTGGGATGCTTAAATCCTATAGTAGAAGTCTTACAAGATGAACTTATATCTCTTGAAGCAGGAAATCCAGGAAAATCAAGACGTCAATACCAAGAAGACATACTTAAATATATACAAAGCCTTTCAGATAGATCAATAATATTACAAAGAGATAGAGCAGTTGGTAATTCTATGATAATAGATCCTTTAACTGGAATACAGAACTCAGATGCTGTTGTAGAACAGGCAGAACGTGAGCAATCTTTACAAATAAAGTCAATTCCAGGAATAGATCAGCTTGTAGGAAACGGATTTAGACCAGGTACACTTTCTATGGTATGCTGTTTGTCAGGACATGGTAAGTCTCTTATAATGCAAAACGTAGCAATTTATGCATCTATTAATAATAACCCAGAGGATCTTACATTTAAAGAAGGAAGGGTTCCATGTATATTATTTGTATCATATGAAATGAAACTTATACAGTTACTACAAAGACAGCTGTCATTCTTTGGTGTAGATAAAAACATAATATACAAAATACCTAAAGAAGAGCTTAAAGACAAGCTTAACTATATAATGATTGAAGAGGCAAAAAGACATGGAGTTAAGCTTCCTTTAATATATGATGACCAAATAACTATAAATGAGAACTCAACTGGTAGACCTACTGCAGACGATATAAGACGTAGTATAAAACGTTATCAAATGCAAGGATACGATCCAGTTATGGTTATAGTTGACTACATTGGTCTTATGGGAGTTAAATCAAGAATAGGACAGCAACTTGGTACTACTGGTGGAGATATATCACAAGCTTTATCGCTTAAAGCAATAGAACTTCGTCAAGTAGCAATAGAGTATAAAATACCTATACTTACAGCTCAACAGCTTGATACAGAAGCATCTATGATGTTTGGACAAATGCAGGCATATACTAAGCTTATAGATCCTATAGTAAGTATGGGTGATAATATGCTTAGAGGATCTAAACAGGTTAAGGATAACCTAGAAATACTTATGTATGGAGATGTATTTAAGATACAAAGACCTATAGATCCAGAAAGTCAAGACAGACACATAAGATACGATACTTATGTATCTCTTGATATCAAAAAAGACAGAGACGAAGTAGCAAGATATAAACTTTCTGAACGTGATATAGAAACGGCTGATAGTTATAAACGTATTACAGAAAAGATACGTAATGATGCTCAAACAAGACGTTTCTTTAGAGAACCAGAAGTCGCAACTTGTGTAATGCCACTTATTGAGGGTACTATGAAGATACATCCTGAGGATTATGGACGTAGTATTCGTACATATTACTGTAATTCAATGGGTACACAAATAGATTTAAATGCTTTAAAAGATACTAATGAAATAGATTTAGAGTTTGAAAGTGCAGAAGAAGAGTTTGAAACAGGTGATTTTGAATAGCGTTCTAATTATGAATACTTACATATAATATATTGAGATCAAGTTAGTCAGACTTGTATTTTAGCTAAAATAACAAAATTAAACAGGAGGTAGAAAAAATGGCTGAAAGAGATATTGGAACAGGGAGAATGTTAAATGAGGTGGATAACTATTTAAAAAGAGTTAGCTCAACTCAATGGGATTTCAAGAAAGAGGATTTAGGACTTAGAGCTAAATTCTTATTTAGTTATTTTAAACCAGTAAATGGTGAAAACTTACTTGAGTATTATAATAAGATACTTAAAGGAGTTTCAGACAGAAGATTACTAGAAAGTTTTGCAACTAGTGATTTCTTATCTATGATAGATGAAGATCAAGGAATAGTTCTTGATATGGCAATTCAATTAATTAACTATGGTGATAGAACAAATCTTATCCAATTAGTTAACCACAAAATTAATGCTGATTTTGTTGAAAGTGTTGAATCACTTGGTTCTGGAAGAGTTAACGAGGAAGGACAAAAGTTCTTACACGTTGAAGACTATATCCAAGAACTAGATGCAGATGATGTTGTAGTTCTTATTGACAGACTAACTGATATAGGAGTTATGTCTGAAGAAATTGAAAACTTAGCTGAAGGATTACAACTTGCAGGACCTTTATTAATAGCTGAGTTAAGAAATGCAAATGTAAGTCAAGAACTTGAAAATCTAGCATTCGATATGATTTCAAGTGTGGATTTACTTCAAAGCCTTATTAGAATTATAAAGAAACTTAAATATATTTCTAAGAAAGGTGGAGGTAGAGTAATAACTGGTGGATATAATAAACCAAATAGATCTTCTTACATGAGTGATATTGAAACTAGTGTATCAGAAGAAGCAAATGGATTATCTCCAGCTGAAGTGGAAGAAAAGCTTGAAGATGTTTATGCTTACTTAGAAGACGTAGTTACAAGACCAGTTGCTGAAACATTTAGAGCACTTGTTGAAGGAAACAGAAACTACCAAGTAGTAGGAGCAGATATAGTAAGTATATTAAGTGGAAAACCTTTTGATGTAAGTAACAAAGTAGCTTATATTAAAGCAAAGGTATTTGAAGGTTTAAACAGTAAAAATCAAGATGTAAGTGTACTTACAACAGCTTTCTATTATCTATCTGTACTTGCTGGTTCTGATAATCCAGTTGAAGATGTAATGAATGTACTTGGAACTAAGGTAAGAGGAGAAATAGTAATCCCTAAGAGCTATGAACTTGAATCTTTATTAACTTATACTTATATTACAAATGACACTAATCCAGTGCTTATGTATGCAAGTATGATGAAAGATCAAAGAGTTGCGAAATTAATTCAACACATGTACTCAAAAGACAGACGTGGAGAATACTTGATGAGTATAAAGAATATTGATAACTTCATGAAAGAAAAGGAACCTGGATTTAAATCAGGAAGATATCAACTTTCAGATATAAATACAGTACTTAATGTGTTCTCAGGTGGAGTTAATAAATCTTATAAGCTATCTCAAGAAGATGTTCAAGACTTAGCTGAAGTAATACTTAATGCAATAACTGAATAAGGAGGATAAGAAAATGGCATTAGGAGATAAATTTAGAACTATAAAGAGTACTTCATCTGGTGCAAATAGATATGGAATAGAACCAGGAGAAACATTTGCATCACTAAGTAAGAAGAAAGAAAGAGCAAGTGTTACAAGTGGTGGAATAAACTTCTACAACACTACACCTGCAATGGCTTCAAGAAGTACTTTGAAAACTAGAAAAAGTTCAGATGATTATGTGCCTGTACTTGGTAAGGCACTAAGAAGTAAGAAAGAATTAGAAGAAATAGAAATAAGAGAAAACAAAGGAGGAAATAAAATGGGTAAAGGATTAAGTGGATTATTAAACGTAAGTGCAGCGAAAAGAAATTCTACAGCAAGAAGATACAGCGAAAACAGATCTGTAGACGTAGGTGGAGGATTACAAGCAATACTTGCAAATAAAGGTAAAAGAGACGACAGAGACAGAAGAGCATCTCTTAATAGAAGAGATGATATAGTTGTAGATAATGGATTATTTGCATTTACAGCTGATGGTAAGTATGTTGAAAAGCAAGTTGAAAGTATAGATGCTTCAGTAAATGTACTAACACTTGTGAATAATATACCTGATAATATAATAGATTCTGGTGTAGAAGTTATGTGGGGGTATATGGTTCTTTTAGAACTTGGAAATAATAAAGATTTCTTTAATTTCATAACTGATGATATTAAAGATGATATAAGAAAATTAGGTAAAGCAGTAAATGATAGAGATACAGACAGAATCAAACAAATATTTACAAACTTTGCAGAAGCTTTAGGACCATATAGAAGTTGTATACCAAATACTGCAGTTGTAACATTTGCAGTTATAGGTAAATATGCTAAAGATATTGGAGTACCTAATGTTAAAGATGGAACAGAATTACCACCTGAAGTAATTACAGCAATGGCAAACTTCAGAATGTATGCAAATGAAAACTGCTTGAGAAATAATAATATGAGTCTATCAAGCAGATTACCTGATTATCTAATAGATGATTTATATGACTTATTAGATACATTCACTACTGGAAACATAGATGACATACTAAGAGCAATTGAATACGTTAAGAAATCAGCAAGTTCTTATTCTCAACAAAATAAGAATATGTTCAATAATGCTGGAATGTTATCACAAAACTTAAAGATGCTTCAAGACACAATTAATCAATATACTAAGAGAGGAAGAAAAGCTGGCAAATATGGTGGAAGTTTAAGTGATAAATTCGGAATTACTACAACAAGTACTAACAGATACGGAATAGTTAGTGACAGAATGGGTAGAACTACTGGTGGACTTGCAGAAAGCTTAAGAAGAGACAGAGACGATGACTATGATGATAATTACAATGGTGGAGGAGCATTAAGCATACTTACTAGAAGAAGTAGTAATGTAGTTGACAGAGACTCTGGATTTGAAAGATCAAGACGTGAAGCTGAAAGAGTGAGTCCTTATATAGCAGGTAGAGACACTGGTATTGGTAGAAGTAGCGGAGGAGTTTATAGAACCGTAAATAGAAGAGATGACAGAGATGAAATTTCTGGTGTACGTGATGCAGAAGCTATGAATAGAAGTTTAAAAGAAGCTACTGGAATGATATAAGGTGTCGAGCTGAGGAAGACTCAGGAATGAAGAATCTGATTAGAAAATAAATAGAAGATGAGGTTCCACACTGGCAAGAATAAACAAATTGTACTCGAGATAAGTATCTATTAAACTATACCTAAAACGGAGAGGTATAACATTATGAGGGACGGTAACTTGTATAAGTTAAGTTCTGTGTGGAATGTAATCTTGAAATAAGATTGAAAAGGAGGCTAATATGTATTTTGATATTAGAGAAACAGTAGAAAAAAGAGATACACTATATAAAGTATTTAATTCGAATAATATTTATATAAGTGATTTCTATCCGTATTTAAATGATAAATTGTATCCAACTATACCTATGTCTGATATGAGTAAGAAACAAGTGTTTCCACTTTTTAAATCAGTAGGTTCAATTGGAAGAGTAAAATATGAGGTATCAAACCCAGTAATATTTACAGGTTACTGTGTTGAATCAGAGTTAGATTATAGTTTTAAGTATAACTTTGATAGATACAAAGAAGAGTTTGAAGAATATACAGACATCTTGAAAAGAGATGGATATACAGTTTATTCAAGACCAGTAGAAGAATTATTTACATCATTTATGGAAGTTCAAAAAGTAGCTGTAATAGGTGGGATGGTTGCACTTGAGTTTTCAGAAATGTACCCATCAACTACTGTACCAGTAGTTAAAACACACGAAGTATACGATGAAGTAATGCCACCAATTGAAAGTTACGTAATTAACTTATTAAGTCAAGTAGACTTTGTAGCATTTACTTTAAATACACTTCTAATGCTTCATAATAAACTATATGTTTCAAGGGGGTTCTCAGAAAATAATGAACCTATCTGGAAATATGATATAATGGTTATAAATCATCCAAATCTAAAATCTAGAATAAAGGCAGTTACAAAAGCAGTAATTAAAACATTAGGAAATTATGATCTTGATGCGGCTTATGTAGAAGACCTTTTAAATGGAAGAGAAAAAGAAGAAATATTTAGAAGTTATTTCAGCGAAATGAATATCAAATTCGGAATGAGCGAATCTGAATCAGCTCATGCACTTGTATTCTATGATACGGTATTTCCAGAATACAGAGCAAGTTTTAAACAGAAGTTTAATGTAAGTACTCAACAGCTTAAAGGAAGAGTATTATACATTATACCTGAAATAAATCAGGAAAGAATTGAGGAAAGTATAAGTTTAGGTGGATTAATATAAATATAGATAACAGGAGGAAATAAAATGGCAGTAACAAAATTATCAGCTGAATATGTAGCACTTAGTCTAGAACCTTTAATAAGAGCAGAAGTGTTCACACAACTAAGACTAGAAAGAATGATAGAGTCAGTTGTAGGAGCACAAGCTTCAATAGGACAGAAGAGAATAGTATCAGTAAACCAAAATAATAAGAATACTGTAATAAAACTTGCATACAACTATGATGGAATATTAGGAAATGCATGTGAGTATTTATGCTATTCAAGACTTGTAGGACTTGCAGATTCAGGTGAAATAACTAATGAGGACTTAGAGTTATTTGCAGCAACAGATCTTGTTAATAATTCACCATTCGTTATACAACAAGAATTCGGAAATGAGTTTCCAAATGATACTGATTTCCAAAGATGGCTTGCAGATAATTATCCAGAAAAGGAACATAAACCTTGGCTTTATGTTTCTGAATACATCTTCAAAACTCCAGAGTTAAGAGAAGATGCAAATAGAATTCAACAAATCTTATCAAAGTACTTTGTAGCATCAGACGTTCATGTTATGCAAGAACCAAAGAACTTTGCAATAAGATATATTCAAAATGGATCTAGAACTATAAGAAGACTTATGCTTATAGATATGGATTCTTGTATTCCTATGTTTGAAGATGATAGAGGAGATTTAATAGCTCCAGTTTGTCCAGTGTGTGGTGGAGCAATGGTTTATGTACCAAATGCTATGAGACCTGGACAAAATATAGAAGCTCTTCAAAACCAATCAGGAGTATACACTTGTCTTAGAGAAGGATGTGTAAATGATATTCGTCCAGTAATAGAGACAAATGGTTATGCAGCTGATAACTATGACATAAGAGATAATAACGTATTTAGAAAATACGTTGAAGAAGATTGTGCTTACGAGCTTATGTATGATGTTGCAATGATGTGTAATATATATGCTCCAGTTAAAACTTGTTTTACAATAGCAGAATATAAGAAAGCTGTTATTGAAGAACTAGGTGAATATGTAGTTGAGTTCTGGGGAGATAGAATATTCCCAGCATTTAGAAATTACCAAAATATATTAATGGGTCAATATCTAGCTGGAAATTCAGGAGCTATACTTAGCAAAACAAAAGAGTTCATAGTAGATGAAAAAATGGACTTTGTTGATTATGCAAATAGCATTGCTGAATACATTCCTACCAGAATAAACAATGACCCTATTTCAATGAAGCTAATTGCTACACTTTATGTACAAGGTGTATGCGGTGAAGACTTCGTGACTTGTGCAGAAATGTACAATGCAAGATCTGCAAAAGAACTTGCTGATGTAGGTAGTGAAGTATTAACTGATACAGATTTAGATAATATTTACGATCTATACAAATGGCTTTATGTTGTGGAATAATTAATTAGGCACTTGGGAGTTATCTCCTGAGTGCTTTTTTTATCGCTTAATTTTAAATTTACAGGAGGAATTATAATGAATTTAGAATGGAAAAGAAGAGAAATACCAAATGGATATGCTTATAGTATAGCTGAACTACCTAATGGTGGATATATTGAAATATTTCATGATTCAAATGTAAATAAGGTATCAGTTGAGACTAACTTTAGTGTATATAGTAAAGGAACAGCAAAAGGAATACCTCATTTACTAGAACACTGTATATTTAGTAATGTTATAAATGGTAAACCTATGTTTGAAGCAAGACCTGAACTTACTGATTTAGGAATTGATTTAAATGCTTGTACTGAAATAGATGGAATAACATTACAAGCAACATCTGCACATATTTTTAACAGTAACTTATATGAAAACGATGAAGAATATCAAGAATTTGCAAAAACAAGAAATTTAAAAGCCTATATGACTAATATTGGAGAAATACATAGAAATCTTATTGCAACTAAAATACCTAGAGATTACTTTGAAAAAGAAAAAGAAATAGTATTATCTGAAATAGATACAAACTATTCAGCTGATGCTTTAAATATATTTAAGATACAAATTCCAAATCTTGTATATGGTGGAGATTACTCAGCTATAGGAACTGCTGATAATGTAAAAAATGTTCCATTTGAATATATAGAATGTATGAGATGTATGACATTTAGAGAAGAAATGATGACTAATATAAGAATAGAGGCTCCGTATGAATTAGACTATAAAGATATAGAAATCTATGTAAACTGTATATTTTCAGCACTTAAAGAAAATGCAGACTACATGAAACATAACGACATCTATGAAGGAGTAAGAAAAGAAGACCTAACTTCACCTGATATAATACTTGATAGTTGTGTTAGTAAACATCCTGAAAATGAAGATACAGATGCATATGTTCCAGACCAATATAGTTACCAAATACTTTCAATAGGAAGTCCTATAATAGAAAAGTCTCTTGTGTATGATTTAAAGATAGTTGAAAATCAAAAGAAGCTAACATATGGAATAATTACTATGCCTACTATACCACTTTTAGATGATTTAAAAAGATTTGACACTATACTTGCTATAAATATGTTTATTGATTTATTTATAGAATTCTATAGAGAAAAATATCCTTATATGTATAGATTTGATTTCTATGAAAGAAGACCTTTTATAATAGATAGAGAAATATATTTAACATCTAGTGTAACTTCTATATTCGCAGAGTCTGTATCTGTTGAAGATCTTGAAAGAACTTACGAAGAATTTAAAAATGAGTACTTTAAAGAAAAGTTCGATACTACATTTAAGTCTAATATAACAAGAGCTAAAAACTCTTGGTTCTCATTCGTAAATGGAAGTAAAAACTTTATGAAAGAATCAAGTGGTTCTTTAGTACTTGATATACTAAAGTCTTTACCATGTACTAAATATTTATCTGTAGATGAAAGATATGGTATACTAGATATAGCAGTTAGCACTAAAGAAGGAAAAGCACTACCAAGTACATTAAATAGCTATTTATATCATCGTGATGATTTTATAAAAGCTAGTATATTAGAACTTATAAATAATGCTAGATTTACTATTATTAAAGTATCAGGAAATGAAGGAGTTGATGAATAATGAAGATTAGATGCAAAAATTTTACATTCCATGGTGGGTTTGATATAGGACCTTATAGATATGATGTAGCTAACTTACCTACAAGTGGATCATATATTGAAGTTATAAGATCAGAAGAAATTAAATACCCAACTATAGTAATGTCTTTTGACTTATACAGTTATGGTGTTGCACAAGGATTAGGACATTTTATAAAACGTTTAATATGGGATATACTTGCAGAGTCAGATAAATATAAAGAGACTGGAAAGCTTGATATATCATCTGCTTATGCAATTGATGTTGATGATGACATAAGACATGTGAACTTTAAGTTTAATACAATGCAATATATACCAGACAAAGAGT